TCGCGCGCTTCAAGAAACTGCTGCCTTCAGGAAAGCGGCATTGGACGCTGCCGTCCGGGGAGGAGGTAACGATCTGGTGGGGGCTGATGCGGGATCGGATTAAGATAGTTGCTGCTCTCATTGGTATGAGTCGGGCGTTTAATGCGGGCGCAAGTGAAGGGTTGGTCAAAGGATTTCGCCGAATCAAAGGGGAGAGTCAGATTATCGAAACCAAGATAATAGATTCTGGCTTACCATTCTTGTTTAGTTTTATCGCCGACTGGTCGAAAAACGGAAAAACCTTCGTTTCTGTGGCTAATGTTGCTGGTGATGGTCTACAAACTGCTACGATTATTCGTGAAGGAAGTACGCTTAACGTACCAGGAGTCCGAGTAAAATATGGGGTCCCATCAAAAGCCTTGGGCACGGTAATAGGCACGGGTGAATTTTGGCCCGCGGCCGGTGCTTTTGAAACTAGTAGTCTTTGGCATGACGCTCATCCTCCCCGGACAGATATTCGAATTTCGGCCAATGGAAATCGGGTAGTATTTCGTAGCACAATCTTCGGCGAACTATTTAAAGTGGCAAATTGGAACGAGGATACTAACACTTTCAATATAACTTCCATCGGCTACCCGCAACGATATATCGATCTCCTTAACCAATACTTTGAAGCTGGGGCCATTCAGGAGGGTGCTACTGACGCCGTACCAGAGGGAGTTCTTGCAAATCACTCTCTATTTCAGGGTATTGGTTTTGCGTTCGCGATTGCTGTCCATCCTATTGGATGGTTCCCTGTTATACCTTTGTACACCACGAAGACTCTGGTGCTTGCTTTTCAAGTGGGTACCTATACCACGGCATCGAACGTCGCCACAGGGTCTATTGGCTCTCTTTGGAGAGTTTCTGGGACTATTAACACAGTAGTTATGAGCTATAATGTAGATACTGGAGCATGGGACACCTTATACGAGCGTGTAAATCCAATAGTGATTCCTTCCCTTCGTGTGGGTTCCGCATCAGCAACTAGTTTCGTTAATGTTACACCTGAGAATGTGGGGGACTATCCCCCAGAGTTGATCATGACTTGTTCTTCGACAGGGAACCTCTTGATCCATGAGTATCAAAGGCGTTCATATAATATGTCGCCAGTGGCAGTGCAAATGGTTAATCTGAGCGGCGGTGAAACTGGTGGTATTGCGCCGACGCCCTTACCTAGTGTTAATACACTTTCTCCGACACCCTTTCTTATCAATTCAAAGGTAATTTCCCCCGACACAGGTGGTTTCCTTCCAAGTGGGTTAGCTTCGCTTTTAAGTATAGGCACTGAACCTAGTTCTGCCTTACTGAGAAATGCTAATGGTATATGGTCTTGGCGCTATGGTATCGAGGATTCTCAGCGACTTGATCTTCCCGCGGGATCAACAATCCTTTCTCCTTCCGGCCATTGGGCTTTCGGTGGGGTAATATCGAACCTAAAGGTATATCACGATGGTATACAAATTTGGGACCCCACCATTCAGACTTCTGCCCCCCAAGACATAGTGATTTTTCGAGAACCCTCTGCGGATCACGATGGAGAATTATCGGTGGGGGTTGGTACACCCGCCCCTAATTTCTTTCTTACTGGTAGGATGGTGGTTTCTTTTTCTCCTAATAGCAACGGGATATATCAGGCACACGAGAAACGCCGAACTACTGTGTTTAATGATTTTTTGCTCCATGATGAATGTATTGTGGAAATACTATGAGCGGCATCGTTAACTTTGTGGCCTCGGTCACCAGTACCGCCTTTATGCGGTGCAATGCGCGCTTTCGCGTGGTGTGTGGCCCGTTCCGTTCGGGCAAATCGGTCACCTCGATGGTGGAGATCGTGCGGCGAGCGAAGGAACAGAAGCCGGGCAAGGATGGCATTCGCCGCTCGCGCTGGGCCGTGATCCGGAACACGATGCCACAGTTGCGTGACACGACCATGAAGACGTGGTTCGATTGGTTCCCTGATGGGTCATGCGGCTGGTGGAAGGAAACTGGCAAGACGTTCTATCTGGAGTTTGGCGATGTGAAGGCCGAGGTCATGTTCCGGGCGTTGGATGATGCTTCGGATGTGAAGAACCTCCTGTCGTTGGAATTAACAGGCGCATATATCAATGAGGCCCGTGAGATTGCTCGGGAGATCGTGGAGGGTCTGGATGGTCGGATTAACCAATATCCGAAGATGTCGGATGGTGGTGCGACATGGGCCGGTATCTGGGCAGATACGAACCCGCCCGAGGAAGGCTCTTATTGGTGGTCCATGTTGGAGGGCCTCGACCCCGATACGGGTAATGCTCGTCCGAATGACTGGGTTATCTTTTCACAGCCCGGCGGTATGGTGCGTGTGGACGCGAGTGAACCTTGCGAATGGGTGATGAAGAACGGTTGGCGATTGATCACAAATTCCAAGGCGGATAACATCGGGAATCTACCATCGGGTTATTACTCGACGCTGGTACGTGACAAGAGTGATGAGTATATTAAGGTCTACGTGCTCGGCATGTACGGCCAGAGTAAGGCTGGTAAGCCCGTGCATCCGACTTTTGATCCCGACTACCACATTGCCAAGGACATCTTGGTGCCGAACAAGCACCTGTTACTATTGGTCGCGGCGGACTTCGGGCTTACCCCAGCACTGGCGCTGAAGCAACAGGACCTGCATGGTCGCGTGTTGACACTGGATGAGATCGTAACAGAACGATCCGGGCTACAGCGAGCTATTAACGAGAAACTGAAACCTCTGCTGAAAAATAAGTATGCGGATTTCAATATCCGGATAACCGGCGATCCTGCCGGCGGGCAGGGCTCACAGAACGACGAGAAATCTTGCGTGGATATTTTTAGGATGTGCGGCTTCCGGAATGTCAAGTTCGCTTTTTCGAACAGTCCTGTTCACCGGATGGGGGCGACCGATTTCTTTTTGACCCGCCGGACCGAGATGGGCTCGGGCTATCTAATTAGTCCACAATGTTCCTATCTGATCCGGGGCATGAAGGGCGGCTACCATTACAAGATCAGTAAATCTGGTATAATCAGTGCCGAGGTGGACAAGAACATTTTCTCGCACATCTGCGAAGCTGGGCAGTATGGCGATATGTACTATTTCAAGGGCACTAACGAGCCCGACCGCGAAAAAGATCGTAAGGAGTGGCTGAGAAAGGTTAACAGCCAAGCTGGTATCTACACAAGGAGGACCTAATGGCAGACGAGCAACAGCCGCTCCAGATTAACGTGGAAAAGATGACCGCGTTGGGCATTACTCTTTTTTCCCGCTTCGGTCAGTATCAGAAAGACCGCCGCGAGACCGAGATGCAATGGCTGCGTAACCTGCGCCAGTTCCGCGGCGTTTACGATCCCGAGATTGAGGGTCGCATTCCGAAGGACCAATCGAGGGCATACCCCAAGATTACCCGGACTAAAGTGGTCGGGACCGTCGCCCGCTTGATGGAGATGCTGTTCCCACAAACCGAGAAGAATTGGGGCATCTCGGAGAGCCCGCTCCCTGATCTGTCCGAAGGTGATCTGCAACACGTGCTTGACACTCTAACAGCCGAGTTGCAAGCCGCTGGTGGGGATACGGCTAACATTCCTGATGACGTGATCGAGAAGGCTATCAAGGAGTTCGCCAAGGAAAAGGCTAAGCGCATGGAGGTGGAGATGGATGATCAACTCGATGAGATCGAGTACATCACCCTAGCTCGCCGGGTGATCTTCAGCGCGGTGCTTTATTCCGCTGGCCTATTGAAGGGCCCGATGGTCGTGTCGAAAAAGTCTCGTAAATGGGTGAAGGATTCTATGGGGAAACTCAAGGCGACCGTAGTTGAGGAATTTGCGCCGTTCTATGAGTTTTGCTCGATCTGGGACTTCTATCCGGACCTGAGCGCCAAGACATTTAAACAGATGGACGGGGCCTTTTTCCGCCACATCATGTCGCGCAATCAGGTCTCTGAGTTGGCGCAGCGCCCGGACTTCATGAAAGAATCCATCCTTGAGTACCTGCGCCAAAATACGTCTGGTAATTACAAGGAACTTCACTGGGAAACGGAACTGCGCACGCGCGGGGATCGCAAGAACCTGACCGATTTGACCGGTCGCAAGTACGAGTCATGGGAATGGTGGGGCTTTATCTCCGGTCATGAGCTTCGAGCTTGCGGCGTCGCTGTTAGCGATGCGGACTTGAGCAAAGAGCATGAGGCGAACGTGTGGGGTATTGACGGCCGGATCATCAAGGCCAAGCTCAACCCGCATGACGCGAAGATTCGGCCGCATCACATCTTTGTGTATGAGGAGGATGACATTAACCTGCTTGGCATCGGTGTGCCGCAGGTCATGCGGGATAGCGCGCTCGCTATCGGCGAAGCCACCCGCATGTTGCTGGACAATGCCAGCGTGGTCTGTGGCCCAATCCTTGAACTAAATCAGGACCTCTTGGTGGCCGGGCAGTCATTGGACATTCATGCCCGCAAGGTTTTCTTGCGCGAGGGCACCGGGGCCGACGCATCTCAACATGCGGTACGGGAGATTCCCGTTAATGCGCACATCGTGGAACTTCGTTCGATCATTGAACTATTCATGAGCTTCGCGGATACCGAAACGGCTCTCCCGCCTTCGGCCCTGGGCGACGTGACCAAGGGGGGTTCGGAAGCATTGCGTACGCAGGGTAACCTATCGATGTTGATGGGTGCTGCTGCCCTCCCGATCCGCGATACAGTGCGGAACTTCGATCACTTCACCACTAGCTTCATCTCGTCTCTCTACCACTGGAACATGCAATTTAACGACGACGAATCGATCAAGGGGGACTTCGCGGTTATCGCCCGAGGTTCGACATCGTTGATCGCGAAGGAGGTTCGTGGCGTGCATCTTGACCAGTTCTCGACCACGCTGACTCCGGACGAGAGGATTTACATTAGCACTAAGAAGATGCTGATGGAGCGGATGAAAGTTCGCGATCTGCCGATGGACATTCTCGAAGAAGAAACCGTGGTAAACAAGAAGCTCGCGGAACAGGCGGCACAAGCTCAGTCTACGGCGCAGCAACAATCGGAGATGATACGCTCTGAAATTCGCGGCAACACCGCGGGGGCGTTCAAGGATTTCGCGCTAGCACTTAAAGCTAACACCAGCGCGAACGTGGATACATTTCGAGCCATAGTGGAGGTCATCGCCAATGGAAACAATCAGGGGGCAGGAGCAGGACCTAAGAAAGGTAGTTAGTCAGGCCCGGCATGAAGCGGGTTTGAACGCGCTGTTGGAATTAGCCAAGTTTGACCGAGACAGGGCCCTCGTTCAGTGGCAGCGCGCGGCTGGGACTGATCTGGTAAAATATCAGTCGGAGTACAATAGCATGCAGCGCATCATGGACTATATCTTGAAAGCGCCGCGCGAGTTCGCAACACAGAAAGACTAACCAAGGGAGGGGAACATGACAACTGAAACAACAGGGGGAGCCGCGGCTGTAAAGACCGAGGTAGTAACACCGGCAGTAAGTGCCGACGATTTCGATGCAGCATTTAATGCGGCGATTGCCGGCCTTGAACCCGAGGCGAAAAAGACCGAAGCGGTCCCGGCGACGGAACCCGTGAAAACGGAGCCCATTAAGACCGAAGCCGCTCCGGTGGTAGAGCCGGCGAAGACCGAGCCTGTGAAAACAGAGCCGGCGAAGACCGAAGCGGTCCCGGCGACGGAACCCGTGAAAACGGAGCCCATTAAGACCGAAGCCGCTCCGGTGGTAGAGCCGGCGAAGACCGCGCCCGCGCCCGATCCTCGTCAATTGGCGGAAGAAGCCGCTCGGCGCGTAGCGGAAGAAACCGCAGCCCGTCAGACCGCGGAAAAGACCGCTCGTGAACAGGCGGAAGCGCGCGAGATCAAAGACCCAGTATTGACCGAGGAACAGAACCAAGTTATTGCCTCGTTCGAGAAGGAGTGGCCGGATGTGGCCGCGGCGATGAAGATCAGGAACGAGCATCAAATAGCTTCGCTTGAAACCCGGTTTGCTCGCGCACTGACTTCCATCGTCGGTAAGTTGTATGAGGATATCGCTCCACTGGCAACTTCGATTGCGAACGTTGAGGGTAACAGCTTCCGCGAACAGGTGCTCAAGGCGCATGCCGACTACGATACGATCTATCCTCAACTGGAGGGCTGGATCGCGAAGCAACCGGCTTACTTGACAGAAGCCTTTAAACGAGTCTACAATGAGGGCAATGTTCAAGAAGTCTCTGACCTCGTGAACAGGTTCAAGGAAGCGAATGGCACCCAGCCGAAGCCGCAGGGTTCACCAACGCCAGCCTCCCCAATTCCCGCCGTGCCGACCAAGGAGCAAGTCGCCGCCAAGACCAAGGCGGGTGAACTAGCGCCAGTGTCCGGCCAGCGCACCGCGCCGAACCCCCTCGTGGAAGACGCCAACGATTTCGAGGGCGCATTTTTGCAGGCGCTCGCGGCTAACAAATAAGGAGATTGATCCATGGCTCTTACCAAGACCGTCGTCAACCAGTCCATCATTCGGGACTTCGAAGTAAAGAAGTTGCTCGCGAAGTTGTTCGACGAGGGGGTCGGGTCCTTCCGTATGACCGAGAAGTTGTTTCAGCCTCAAGCGGCACCGGCAACTGCCACCGGCACTGATTCGTTGACCGATGCACAGATGCTTTCCGGTATTCTCGTGGCGACGCCTGCTGCGGCTGCTGCGTACACGGTGCGTACGGGCACGCAACTGGAGGCAGCGTTGCTCGCTGCTGGGTTCCAAGTGCAGAACGGCGACACGTTTGATCTAACCGTTATCAATCTTGGAGCCACGACCTTTGACATTACCATGACCGCCGCCACGGGCATCACGTTTGTCGGGGAAGTGGTACTGCGCCCCGGCGCGGATGCCGCGACTGAACAAGGTGGTCAAGGCACGTGGCGTTTCCGACGCACCGCGGCCAATACGTTTGTTGCATACCGCGTGAGTTAATTTCCCCCCAATCACTTAACAGAAGGAGAACCAAATGTCCGCATCCCCGATGGTCTATGGAGACATCACCCCCCGCACCGCCGCTCACGCTGTCGTGAAGATGCTGGTACGCGGCATCCCGTTCCTTGTGATCGAGAAATTCGGCCAAACCTACGTCATGCCGAATCGCGCTACCAAGGTTGCCCGGTTCCGTCGGTATAACGCTCTGCCGCTCGCGACGACTCCTC